CACTACAAACCTAATTTCAAAAATGTTTTTTATAATATGAATTGGGGAATATCACATTCATGTTTTACACACGAACCATTTGGTTATTCTATATTTGAAGCAGTAGATTATGGTAAATTACCAATATTACATACATCTTGGTGTAAAGATTTAAATTATCCATATAGAGCTTCATCTAAAAAAGAATTTAATCATATTTATATGAGGTTAAGTAAAACTACATATTCAGAAAAAAATAAATGGTTTGACTTATTAAAAAAGTATATGATTGAAAATTATACTAATAAAGATAGGTGGATTAATCAATTACTTAATATTTATAATATATAGGGAAAAATATATATGGCAATTTCAGCAGGAGAAACACTCAGTTTAAATAATTTAGCAGGAGCAACTGGTAATACACAAGGTGCAAATGTATCATTAGGTACAATTAAAGGTTCACCTGTAGCGGGTGATAATATTACATTATCTTCATTTGGTGTAGATGCAATAGGTTCTTTGACGGGATATACTTATGCTGTTGAATCTACAAACGAAACTTACACATTAGGATTTACAGGCGAGGGTGCTCAGTTTAGTTCACAGATAAAAACAAATTCAGATAATTTTACATGGGCAGTAACCCCAGCATATAATATTAATACAGATTCTGCAGGATATTTAAGTATTGCTTCAAATTCAGATTATACTGGTGTAATTACAGTTGGTTCTATGAATCCACAAGGTGTTAGTTCACAAACAACTTTAGCTGGAAATGTATCACATACATTATCGGTAACATTTGCTGATGGATTCAATACCCATGCAACTGATTATAATGTTGCAAAAACAAAAACAGTTTATTCAGTAGATTCTTATGATGGAAATTCAACCGCATTATGTTTAGTTATTGATTCACCCGTAACACTTGCAGATGGTTCAATTGTAGAAGTTGGTGATTTAGAAGAAGGAGATGAACTAAGAGGATTTTCTATTGGTGGTTTAGGAACTGATGAAGCTGGTTTTTTAGATTGGGATACTGATTCATTATCAACAACAGCACAAAATGTAACTGTTGAAAATTTAGTATATTCGTTTTCTAATAGACATTATGATATAAATGATGGTGAAATAAAAGCAACATCAGAACACCCTATGTTAGTTAAAGATGCATCAGATGGTAATTATAGATTTAAAGAAATGTTCAATATATCAACTGATGATAAATTAATAAAAGAAATTGATAGTGTTATTACTGAAGTAGATATTACTTCAATTGAAATAGTTAGTCAAACTAATGAAATTGTTTCAATTGATGTTGAAACAAATGATACATATTTAGTTAATGGATATATAACTCACAATAAAGGTGGAAATTCACACACCGATGAAACTGGACCAAGTGCACCAACCTTTGTTTCTGGATGGACGAATGGTACACTTTCTCTTGCATGGAGTGGTGATGGTCAAAACGGTTCTGATTCATATGATGTACAAATCGATGACAATTCAGATTTTAGTTCACCACTTATAGATGAAACACAATGGTCAGAAAACTTTATGGTAACAACTACCGATGGTGGAGCTTTCGATATTGGAACTGGTACAAGATATGCAAGAATAAGAGAATATGGTACAAATGGATTATTAAGTGATTATAGTTCAACGTTAACATTTACTGTATCATAAAAATATCGTTTTGAAAAAAACTATATATTTATATATATAAACAAAAAGTTAACTAAAATATATCAAAATGGCGGAAGCAATTAAGTTTACAGAAGAAGAAGTTTCACAATTAAATCAATTAAGACAAGATGTAGCTGAAACTTTTACAAAACTTGGACAACTTCAAATCGAAAAGAAGAGAAGAATCGAAGAAGTTACTAAAGTTGAAGATGAATTATTACAAAAACATTCAAATTTGGTTCAACAAGAACAAGAGATTTTCAAAGGTTTAAATGATAAATATGGTGATGGAAATTACGACCCTACATCAAATACATTTATACCAAGCGAAACTAAAGAAGAAAAATCTATATCTAAAGAAAGTAAAAAATAATCTTTAGGAAAAGATGTTAATACTTATATAAGAGTATTATTATACAAAAAACATAACAAGGAGTAATAAAAAATGGCAGAAAAAATTGTATCACCTGGGGTATTTACGAGAGAAAACGACCTTTCTTTCTTATCACAAGGGATTGGTGAAATAGGAGCAGCAATAATTGGACCTTTCCATAAAGGACCTGCTTTTGTACCAACCGTTGTTAATACACAATCGGAATTTGAAGAAATATTCGGTACACCTGATGGTTCTTACTATACAGGATATACCGTACAAAACTACCTTAGAGAAGCAGGAACAGTAACTATTGTTCGTGTTGGTCATCAAGGTGGATATTCACAAGCTAAACCAATAGGAATTGAAATAAGTGGTTCATCATCAGAAGGTGGAAGAAAATTAATCGGTGTTTTAAACGCAACACACAATGGTTCTTTAACTGTTGGATTTGCTTCATGTTCTATTGATTCTACTGCGGGAGAATCCGTATTCAGTATTAGTGGTTCTAATATAACAGCAGTATCAGCATCTGTACTACCAAGTGCAGGAAATGATATATCAGACGTATTTGGAAGTAACCCAAGAGGTTCTAAAAAAGCGTATGGAGCTCATTATTTTGAAAAAGCTGCAACTGATTTTACTGATTGGTTTCAAAGTGGTTCTCAAGTATTACACAGAGAATTAGCTACACAAGATTTTACACAAGATATTCAACATGCTTCTACTCCTTATATACAATCACAATTGATTTCAGGAGAAAGACATGATTTATTTAGATTCCATACTTTAGGTGATGGTTCTAATTATAATAAAGAATACAAAATTGGTATCTTTAATGTAAAAGCTGCTGGTGCATCAAATGCAACTGATTATGCAACTTTTTCAATTTCAATTAGAAAATACAGTGATACTAATAAAAGAACTAATGTACTTGAAACGTTTAGTAATGTAAACTTAGACCCTGCATCACCAAATTATATCAAGAAAAGAATTGGTGATAGAAATGTAACTATTGATGCTAATGGAAAACAATCTGAAAATGGTGATTATCCAAACTACTCGAAATTTGTTAGAGTAGAGTGTTCAGAAGAAGGTTCATTCCCAATTACTGCAGCACCATTTGGACATGGAGCATATACAAATCCAATATATCATGGAACGGATGAATCATTAATTCCATCGGTAATATTTTCAACAGGTTCGGAAAATAACAATTCTTCCAAATCAGCTGAGTATAGTGGTATTGATTTAGAAACTGCAGTTGTTAAAATTGACAACAGTAATTACTTATCTCCAATACCTGCTTCGGCAACAGTTGGTGGAAATACTGCTTTCTCATTCGATGCAGCATTTACTGCAATCGTAACTGGTTCTGTTGGAACTAAAAACTTTGCATATACATTATCAACATCTGATACTCCTGCAATTATTAACAAAAGACAGTTTATCGTAGGATTCCAAAGTGGATTCGATGGTATATCACCAACAATCAAATCAGCTAAATATGGTGATTCTGATTGGGGTGCTGGAAACTCACAAGGATTTGATTTATCAACTTCAACCGCTAATGGTTCAGTTGCGTATGTAAAAGCAATAAACTCAGTATCTAATCCAGATGATTTCGATATTAACTTAGTATCTGCACCAGGTGTAGTTAGAAGATTACATTCTTATGTATTTGATAAAGTAGTTGATATGGTAGAAGCAAGAGAAGATGCATTCTTTATTGGTGATGCTAATGACGGTGGAGATACTATCGCTGAAGCAATTACACAAGGTGAAGCGGTTGATTCTAACTATGTAGGTACATACTACCCATGGGTTAAAACAATCGACAGAAACACTAATAAATTAACTGCAGTTCCACCATCAGTATTGATGCCAGGAATATATGCAGCAAATGATGCTATCGCAGCAGAATGGTTTGCACCTGCAGGTTTAAACAGAGGTGGTATCGTAGGAGCTGTTTCTGTATTAAATAGATTGACACATGCTGAAAGAGATTCTTTATATGAAGGTAAAATTAATCCAATCGCTCAATTCCCAGGAGAGGGTATTGTTGCTTTCGGACAAAAAACTTTACAAGATAAAGCATCAGCACTTGATAGAATTAACGTAAGAAGATTAATGATTAAAGTTAAGAAGTATATCGCTTCAACTTCAAGATACTTAGTATTCGAACAAAATACTTCACAAACAAGAAGTAGATTCTTAAATACTGTGAATCCTTATTTAGAAGGAATACAACAAAGACAAGGATTGTATGCTTTTAGAGTAGTGATGGACGAAAGTAATAACACACCAGATGTTATCGACAGAAATATATTGGCTGGACAGATTTTCTTACAACCAACAAAAACTGCTGAATTTATCGTGTTAGACTTTAACATATTACCGACTGGAGCATCATTCTCGGCATAATTAATTAAAAATAAAAAAGAACTATATTTATAGTAGAATATAATTAGGAGAAAACAAAATGGCAGAAGTATTAGAATTTAACGATATGTTTTATACCAACTTCGAACCGAAGATGAAGAATAGATTCATCATGGAAATCGATGGTATCCCTTCATATCTTATAAAAACAGCAAATAGACCTTCAATTCAGTTTGAAACTATTACCTTAGACCACATTAACGTTAAAAGAAAACTTAAAGGAAAAGGTGAATGGCAAGATATAGAGATTACTCTATATGACCCAATCGTTCCTTCAGGTGCTCAAGCAGTAATGGAATGGGTGAGAACATCTCACGAATCTATTACAGGTAGAGATGGATATGCAGATTTCTATAAGAAAGATATCCAATGTTACCTATTAGGACCAGTTGGTGATAAAATTGAACAATGGACTATGAAAGGTGCATTTATCAATAATGCAGTGTTTAATGATTTAGATTGGTCAAACGCGACTGATCCTGTTGAAATTACTTTAACACTATCTTATGATTATGCAATATTAGAATATTAATACTCCCAAAATATATTTTTATAAAGAAAAAAGTTCTCTTAGTGAGAACTTTTTTTGTGTCTTTATTTTTCTAATTTTTTAAAAGTTATATATTTATATACAAACAAATAAATTAAATGTTATGGCAAATTATGAATTTCCAACTGAAATTATAGACCTTCCATCAAAAGGTAAGGTTTACTCACCAGAAAACCCATTATCAAAGGGTACGGTGGAGATTAAGTATATGACTGCTCGTGAAGAGGATATACTTGCTTCCCAAAATTTGATAAGGAAGGGGGTGGTGCTCGATAAACTCTTTGAATCTGTTGTAGTAGAAGAAGGTGTAAATATTGACGATATTTTAATCGGTGATAAAAACGCAATTCTCTTAGCAACCCGTATTTTAGGATATGGTAAAGATTATCAAGTAGATATAACCGACCCATTCTCAGGCGAACAACAAAAAACAAATATTGATTTAGCTAAAATACAAATCAAAGAAATAGATAGTACTCTTTTAAATTCAAATAACAAATATGAATTTGAATTACCAATTGCAAAGAAAAAGATAGTCTTTAAACTATTATCACATAAAGATGAAAAAGATATTAATGCTGAAATACAAGCACTTAATAGATTAAGTAAAGATAAAGATGGCGTAAGTAGTGAAATAAGTACTCGTTTAAGATATATGATAGAAGAGATTGAGGGTAACAATGATAGAGGATTCATTAATAACTTTGTTAAGAATAATTTATTAGCAAGAGATTCAAGAGTATTAAGAAACTATATACAACAAATTAGTCCAGATTTAGAATTAAAATTTGATTTTACTTCAGATTTAACAGGAGAGAAGGAGGCTCTTGATATACCATTAGGTGCCGGGTTTTTTTACCCTTCCGAATGATTATAGTCTCCAACTACATAATCAAATTTGGGAAATGGTTAACTTCGGTAATGGATTTACTTGGGCAGAGGTTTATACAATGCCTATTCATTGGAGAAGATTCTATTTCAAAAAACTAGTAGATAGTAAAGCAAAAGAAAAAGCAGAATACGATAAAAGTAGTAAAAAGAGTGGTTCTAAAGGACCAAATGTAAGAGTGAGGAAATAATTCCTCACTTTTTTTTTACCCTATATTTATATAAGAACAATTATATAGGAAAAGCACTATGTCTAAAAATAAAATAAATGAAAATATGCTATCTCGTTTCTTTGGAGATGTATTCGATAATTTAAGAGATGGAACTGCTGATAGGTTTATCAGTAAGGTAAGAAAAAGAAAATTCCCAAAAGAAATTGTTGACTCTTTAGAAAAATTAAAAAAAGATAGAGAAGATTTAGCAAAATCTATTGAAAAATACAATAAGCAAGCACAGAAGTTAGGTAAAGATAAAATAAAATAACTTAAGGTAAACAATGGCTGGAGAAAAAAGCAGATTACAATTATTAAAAGAGATTAAAGCTAAGGAACAGGAAATAGCTAAATTCGCTCTTGATAATGACCTGCGCTTTAAAAAAAATAAAGTAGAAGCACTTAAGTTAGAAGCGGATTCAATTGCATTAAAAAAAGAATCTGCAAAAATACTTGAAGATAATTTAAAAACATTTGCATCATCAGAAAAAAGTATAAGTCGTATAAGTAATAGTTACCGAGATTTTAAAAATCAACAAAAAGAAACAAATGATTTAGCCAAATCATTGGGAGACGATATAACTCCTCAACAAGCCAAAGGAATAGCTGAAGTACTCTCACTTTCACGAGATTTATCAGAACTTAATATTGAAGATACAATACAAATAGAAGCAGCAACAAACGAAATAGATAATAAAATAGCTAATCTTCAAAAAGTATTAAAACTAAACGATAAAGTACTCGCCTCTCTTAAAAAACAAAATTTAGCAGGTAGTGATATTGCTAAATCAACTAAAGAAGAAAAAGAGTCATTAAAGGCAAGTACAAAAGCACAAGAACAACTAAAAGAAAAATCAGATGCTTTTTTAGAAACTTTAGAATCTGCAGTAAGACAAGTCTTTAACATTGCTGGATTTTTTGGATTAGCCTTTGCTGCAGCAGGAAAATTTGCAGGGAAAATTGCAGAAACTAATAGAGAAATAGGTAATGTTGGTGGAGGATTGGGTAATCTTTCCTATGAAGTTGGATTACTGAGTTTGTATTTTGATAATACAAATGAAGGCCTTAAAGCATTTTCACAAGAGTTTGGAAATATACCATCAGAAAGAGTTCTTGAAGATACACTCTTAATATCAAAAAATATGGGAGTATCGGCAACCGATGCTGCTAGATTACAACAAAACTTTGCTGGAGTAAATGGTGGTTCAAAGGATATTGCTAATAATATGCTTAAAACCACTCAAGAATTTGCTAATCAGAATAATCTTATACCATCACAGTTGATGGCTGATTTAGCAGCAAATACTGAACAGTTTGCATTGTTTGGAAAAGATGGTGGAAAAAATATATTAGCTGCAGCAGGATATGCAGCAAAACTTGGTGTATCAATGTCTAAAATATCAGGAATAGCAGATAATCTGTTAGATTTTGAATCATCAATAACTAAAGAATTAGAACTTTCTGCTATGTTAGGTAAAAATATTAACCTAAGTAAAGCTAGAGAACTTGCGTATGCGGGTGATTTAAAGGGAGCAACTCAAGAAACATTAAGACAACTCGGTGGAATATCTGCATTCAATCAAATGGATTACTACCAAAAGAAACAAACTGCAGACTTGTTAGGAGTTACTGTTGAAGAATTTAAAAAAATGGCAACCAATCAAGGTCAAGCCAATGATATGACTTCAATAGGAGTTTCTCAATTCGATAGTATGGGTGAAATGATAGCTAATATTGGTAATAGTTATATACCTACAATATTAACAGGAATAGCTGGACTTCTTACTTTAATGGCATTAGCAAATAAAAAAACTGGCATAATGGGAAGAATGTTTGGTGGTATTGGTAGTGCGATAGGTGGAGCAAAAGATAAACTCTTGAATTTTGTAAGTCCCAAAACAATGGGTCCTATGACCAAGATGGGTAAACCTGATATGAGATTCAAGGCAAACAAACAAGGTTCAGGTGGATTAAAATCATTAGCAGAAGGATTAAAAGCTATGGGTAACCCCAAAGTTCTTTTCGGTGCACTTAACTTAATACCAACTGCGTTAGGTATGGTTGCAATGATAGCAGCAATACCAGGTATGTTAGGAATAGGATTACTCGGTAAAATAGCAGGAGCAGGTTTAAGAGCATTCGGACTTGGATTATCTGCATTTGGTGCTACTGTATCTGCTGCAGCTGCTCCTATATTAATAGGATTGGGTATTTTAGCATTACTTGGTGCGGCATTAATTCCTCTTGCATATGCACTTAGTTTAACTGCTCCGGTAATATCTGCATTTGGAGATGTATTAAGAGGAGC